TGTTGCGCAGCCACACATGGCGCACCTTGCCCCATCCAGTCATTGGGCCGCCGTTCCACTCCTCGCATGCAGCTATGAACGCGGTCGGGTCTTGGTGGCCTTTGCTCATCAGCGTCCTGGTGTCGTCGGTGTAAAGGCACTCCACCGCCAGTGCGTGTGGCCTAACTGACGGTTCAACCGGACCCAAAACGGCCGGGCTAGTCTGTTCCATTTGCATACTCCTGTGGCGGCCGTTTCGGGCCGGTTAACCTAGCGTTAGGCGTCTTCACACTTCGCCAGCAGTGCGTCAATCGCCTTGTCCGCGGCGGCGCCAGCCTTGCCCTTGTTGTCCTTCAGCATCGACGCGAAGAACGCGCGGTAAATCTGGTCCGTCAAGATGTTGGCCTTGTCGCACTCTGGGTAGCCGTATTCGCGCAGGTTCTTCACGCCGGCCGCAATCAGTTTGTCTTCCATCGTCGTTCTCCTTGCTTCTCCACCAAGACGCCTAACCCCGCCAATCAAGCGGACCCGTCACGGAGTACCGTGCCGTGCCGCTTATCGGCAACGTTAGGCGTCATGGGGCGTGCACGCCGTAATCGGGGCTCGGGTCAAGGTGCCCGTTCCGCCAGCCCATCATGCTGTCGCCGCACACCACCTGGCAGTCTCGCTTGCCGGGGCTATCGGCGCCCTCGCCGTAGTCATAGGCGCCGCAGACCTTGCACACATACACGGCTTGGCTGCAGCCTTCAGCGCCCATCGGGCAGCACCGGCCACCCTCCGCGCGCCAGAAGTGTTCGCCGTCGTCACAGGCGTAGCGTGGCCGCGCTTCGGCCGCGGCGGCTGCAATCAAGCTCATCAGTGCATCGGTCACGCTCTTTCCCTTCGTTCACCAAGACGCCTAACCTGGCAGTCAACCGGACTTGCGCCGGCAGCTTCTGTGGTCATTCCAACTCCTTCGCGGCATCCGCTTGTCGGTGGTCATGCTTGCCTCTCCCACGCCGGCAGCCCGGCGAGTCGTTTCGTCTTCTGTGCGTCGCGCCACGCCTGCGACTTCTGGACCGACGTCAGCCGCGGCGGCCTTGGCGCATCCGCGCCATCGTCGATCTCGTACACCGGCATCGTCGGACGCCCGAGCCTGTCGCGGTCCCAAGAGCAGATTCGCAGCACGCCGCGGCGGTGCAGCGCGGCAACGAGCTTGCGCGTCGTCGCATCTGCCAGCCCGCTGACGGAGATCAGTTCGCGCACCGACGAAGGGCCGGCGATCAACGTCTCGATCAGAGCGGCATAGGCGGCAGTGTTGCCAAGCCAGCGGTTGAGTGATGGCATGGTCAGAATGGGATTTGGTCGTATTTCCACTCGGCGCAGGCCTCCGGAGTGCGCTGGAACTCCTCCGGAGGCGTCTCGTCGAACAGGTCGCACCGGCCGATTGAGAAGTGCTCGCAGTGCGTGCACGTCGTCTGGATGCCGTCGAGCTGGCGCAGCTTGTCGCGCAGGGCCAGGCGGTAGGCTTGCAGTTGGGCTAGGGTCACAACAGTCGCTCCATCTGGTCCAACGTCTGCGCAACGCGCTTGCGCTGCGTCTTCTCTGCCTGGCGCTCGGTTTTCACTGGCGCTGTGTCGATGTCGTTCGGAATGTCCTCAAGACGCGGCTCGGATGACAACATCAAGGCGCCTGTAAACTCCTCTTTCACCGCCTGCACGGCGGCGTCGGTCAGCATCGAAGGGGCCTTCGCAGCGGCGATTTCGACCGACGAAAACCCCGGCGCCGCGCCGTTGACGAATGCTCGCCCGTCTGGCGCGCGGTAGGTGACGGCCATATTCCCGTCCGGCTCGGCCGCGGTGTCGATCGCATCGCCGATGCCGCGCAGCAGGATCGGGATGTAGCGGTGCGAGGCGCAGCCGGCGCGCTGCGCGTCCGTGCCGATGCCGACCTCCAGGTGGTCGCAGCGCCAGGCGCCGCCAGTGCCGTCGAGCAGCGGCGTCGCGTGCGCGCAAGTGCGGCAGTTGACCTCCGGCACGGCCTGGCCGTGGCACAGCGCGTAATGGTTGCACCACTTGCATTCGTGCCAAGCTGCGTCGTCGCTGATCCGCGGCGGCGGCTCGGCCGCGGCGATGATGCGGCCGGCGCGCTCAATGATGCGCGCGAATTCTTCGCGGTCGAACTCGACACGCTCGGCATAGACGCTGGCGTCGTTCTTGTTCTCGACGAGATACAGGGCCCTGGTCAGGTCGAGGAGCCCCATGTACGCCTGCATCTGCGCGTAGTGCTGTGGTTTGGCCTTGCGCACGCCGTCGCGCTCAAGCACCTTGAACAGCTTGTCGTTGCTGGTCTTGAATTCCGCCAAGTGCGGAGTCTTCGGCGCCTCTGGCACGCCGCTGGCAACCGCGTCGACGCTGCCGCCGAAGTGCCCGCCGTGCGCGCTGACGCGGAACTGATCTCCTGCTTCGTCGCACTCCCATACATCGCAGCCGATGGCGCGCAGCTCGGTGACGAAGCGCGCTTCGGCGCGCTTGCCGTCGTCGAACAGGCGCAGCATACGGCCGTCCCAGCGGTGCGCCTTCGCCCACCTGAACGTGAGCCACAGGTGACGATCGCACGGATGGCCGATGAGCGAGGCCCCCAGGTGCGGCCGGTGGCCGCTGTCCTGGGTGTGCTCCCACCACTGCAGGATCGCGCCCGCGGTGGTGTGCTCGGCCTGTGGGAGTGCGCTCACGCCGCCTTCCGCTGCCAGGGCTTGACGCTGGCGGCAGCCGGCGCCGCAGCCTGGGCCTGCGGCTTGACTCCGGCCGGCTCGAATCCGGTGACTTCGGCGCGGGCCGGATAGTCGTCCTTCGGCGGCCGGACCTTCGTCGTGATCCGCACGACCTTGCCGAACAGTTCGTCGCTGTCGTGCAGCTTGCCGATGCCGAGCGCGTCGCACAGTTCCTTCAGCTCGCCCAGTCCGATCTCCTCGGCCTGCGCGCTTTCGTGCTTGACGTTGATGTGCTGCCAGCACTTGCGATTGGCGTGGTCTTCCGGGTCGATGACCGTGAATTCCAGCGACAGGCCCATGCCCTTGCCGGATTTAAGCGGACGGACCTCGGCGCTGGTGATCTCCGCGGTGTAGGTGCCGGCCGGCAGCGGCGTGCTGGTGCGCTGTTGGCGCGCGGGTGCCTCGGCGGCGTTGAAATTTAGTTCGGCCATGTCGTCGGTTCCTTTGGTCAGGCCGCTTTGAGCGGCGCGGGTTGCTGGGCTTGCGAGAGTTGGTCGGCGAACGCCGGCCAGGAAAGCGGGCAGTCGTGCAGGCCGAAACGGCTGCCGCTGGGATATGCGGGGTGCGGGTCGAGGTAGAGCATCCGTTCGCCGAGCGCCCTGGCCTTGTTCTCCTTGTTTCCGAATCCGGCGTCTGTCTGCTTGATGGCGATGCGGTGCGCTGCGAACGCGACGATGTCGCACCACTCCTCGACCAGCGCCGAGGCGCGCGAGTGCATCTTCAGGACGTATGCGTCGTAGCCCTCGTGCGTGGGCGATTCGATGCGCTGCTGCTTGACGTGGCAGATCAGGACGATCGCCATGCCTCGCTCGCGTCGCAGGGCTTCCAGTCCGTCGAGGATCTGCTTCCACTCGCTGGCTGCGGCGACGTACCCTTTCCCGTAGCCGGGGGCCTCGATGTCCTTCCAGCCGTTCGCTGCGCAAACGTGGCGATGAACCAGCGGTTCCAGCCAGTCCAGGCTGTCCACGACGACGGTGCCGAAGTCGTGCTGGTCCTGGAGCAGCGTGCCGATGGCGCCATACACGTCGTCCAGCGTGTGGGCCAGCGGGAAGGCGTGCGCGTCGATGCCGGCGAGGCCGTCCTCGGTGCTGATGAAGATCGCGCCAGGTGCGTTGGCAGCGAAGGTGCTCTTGCCGATCTTCGGCTCGCCGCTGAGAAGGATCTTCGGCGCGTCGAGGCGGCGCGTGCGGCCGATGGATTTCAGGTCGAACGCCATCACAGACCTACCTTCACGGCGGTCTTCGCCGGCTTGATCTCGACGTACTGCGCGACCAGTCGCCAGGCCTCCGGCTCGTTGTGGCGCAACCACTTCGCGCCGGTTTCGTCGAGCTTCAGCTCGGTCTTGACCGGTACCATGCTCTCGGCCCATCCGGCGCCGACGCACGCCGCTGCCAGGCCGCGAGGGTCGTCGCAGGAGTAGATCAGCTTGCCGGTCAGCGTCAGCTTGAAGCCGTTGTCGAGCGTGACCGTCTCGCTGCCTTCTTCCTTCGCCGGGTGCATGGCGATGATTCGTCCCTCGAGCTGCACGCGGATCTTCCGGGCGCCTTCCTCGGCCTGCTTGGCGTTGACGTACTGGTGCACCAGGTCGTCGAGCGTCTCGACGATGGGCGGGAACTTGGAAACGTTGCTCAACACGGCACTCATGGAGCGCTCCTTTCGGTGGGTGGTGGGGATCAGGAAACGATCACGAGCACGCCGACGACGGCGGCAACGAGCACGGAGAAGATCAGCAGGCGGCCCATGAACTCGACGCCGTCGCTCAGGTCATCGTGGATCTCGCTGGCCGCGTGCGCGGCGATAGGTATCGTGTCGTGATAGTCGCGGGCGGTCATGCGGCCTCCATGTCGTCGAAGTCAAACGCCTCGGACGTTTCGATGTCCTTGCGCCCCGCTGCCGCCATCTGCACGTTCTTCACGGCCTGCCGGTAGTAGCTCGGCTTGAGTTCGGCGCCGACCCCGCGCCGGCCGAGAAGGACTGGGCTGTAGACCTCGCTGCCGACCCCCATAAACGGCGTGAATACCGTTTCGCCGGGGTTGCTGAACAGCGTCACGCAACGGTCAATCACGTCGAGCTGCAGCGGGTGGACGTGCTTCTCGTCATCACTGTCCCTCGCCTCGCGGAACGGCAGCGTGCGCTGCATGCGGATGTCGTCCCACATGCAGTCGGCGTACTGCCGCCAGATCCAGTGCGACCAGCGGTTCTCCGTCTGCTTGCCGGTCCATCCGCGGTACGGCAGCAGGTCCGACGGCGGCACGCGCTCGCCGGCATAGTCGAACAGACCGGAAGGGTGCGCCACCGGAACCGGGTTCGTGCCAGCACGGCGGAAAGTCAGCAGCATGTCACCGCTGGCAACGCCGCAGTCGATGGAGTCGGCACAAAGCGAGGCGTGCGCCAGGTTCTTCTGCATCGTGCGCAGGCGCACGGCGAGAGGTTCCTTCCAAATCATCCGGCGCCCGGTGTAGCGCCATCCCTCGCGTTCGTGCAGCCGGATGATGTCGCCGGGGAAGTCGATCAGCGAATCGGTGCCGCTGTTGCTGCGCGGCACGTCCATGCAGTGAACAGCAGACACGCGCCCCGGCATGGTGATGCGGGCCAGCTCGCGCACGACGTAGGTGTAGTGTTCAAAGAACGAGTCATAGTCGTCGCAGTTAGACAGGTCGCGCTCGTTGCTGCTGTAGTGATACAGCCCACCGAACGGCGGCGAGTAGATGGAGTGGTGGACGCTGCCGGCCGGCATGGCCGCCATGACATCCATGCAGTCGCCGTTGTATATGGCGAACTTGTCGGTGATGCATTGGTCGATGATCACTTCACGCTCCGATCTCTTGTCGCTTTATTCTTGAGGTCGCGGGACAGCTTGATCAGCACGGCCACAAGGTCAAGGCACTCCCACTCGACGGAGTCCAGCTTGTTGGCCTGCACCGCTGCGCGCAGTTCGTCCCATTCCTCGCATGCGACGCCTAGCCCCTCATGGGTTGACGCAAATGCGCCATAGCGCGCCTGCGCGGCGGCGATGCGTTTCTCGATCTCGCCCACGATGTCCATGTCGGACTCGCGCTCGCCGAACAGGCTTAAGCTGCTTTCATCCACGCTGGCACCTCCACTGGCTTGGTCATGTTGTTGGTCCGCTCGATGGCGAGCGCCTGGTTCATTTCAGCGACGAGGCGCGAGAACATCGCATCGGCCTGGTCGGACTTACGCTGCAGGTTGCGAATCACGCCGCGCTCGCCTTCCGTCGTCACGATGTCCACCTTGACGGGCCGCGTCTGACCGAAGCGCCAGCAGCGTCGGACGGCCTGGTAATACTGTTCGTAGCTGTGCGACGGGAAGAAGGTGACGTGGTTGCAGTGCTGGAAATTCAGACCCCACGCGCCGATCTTCGGCTTCGTGATCAGGACGCGCGCCTTGCCATCGGCGAAGGCTGTGAGCCGTTCTTCCTTGCGATCGTCGGAGTCGGCGCCGCTGACCTGAACGGCGTCGGGGATCAGCTTTTCGAGCATGTCGCCCTCGTCGTTCATGTGGCACCAGACGAGCGCAGGTTGTCCCGTTCCGTTGACCAGCGCGGCTACCTGTTCGCACCGTTCCTGTACCGTGCGGCGCCGTTCTTCGCGCTGCTCTTTCAGTCCGACGGCCGGCAACGCGAACAGCATCCCGTCGGCCAGCGAATGCGCATCGACAAGGTGCTCTACCTCTTGCAACGTCGGCAAGATGAACGCGCGATCGTCGAACCCGAGATCGGACGGATGCCTGATTGCCCGCGCCCATGAGCATACCCAGCGCCAGAAAGGCAGCTCTGCGTGGCCCTTGAGGCGCCACTTGATGACCTCGCCACGCATGCGGCCCTGCGCGCTGTTGTTGAGGTCGTTCTTGAAGAACCGATTGAGCATGTCCATATGCCCCATGTAGCCGAGGGCTTCGCTGGACGTGCCGAGTTCGATGTAGTCGTTCGGGGCGGCGGTGGCCGTCTGCAGCAGTCGGTACGGCACCTTGCGCATGAAGGCCGTGATCTGGCCGCGGCGCTCGCCTGCGAAAGACTTGAGGATGCTGGACTCGTCGCACACGACGCCGCCGAAGTCAGACGATTCGAACAGGTGCAACTTCTCGTAGTTCGTGACGACGACATGGCCGGCGCTGCTGCCGTCGCGCGAGTGACGCGCCTCGACGCCGAACTTCTCAGCCTCGCGGATGGTCTGCGGTGCAACGGCTACTGGCGTCAGATAGAGGACCGGCTTGCGCGTGTGACGTGCGACATTCGACGCCCACGTCAGTCCCATCGGAGTCTTTCCCAGGCCGCAGTCGGCCATGATGGCGGCGCGGCCCTTACGGATAGCCCACTCGGTCAACGAGCGTTGGAAATCGAACAGGCAATCCGGCAGCCAGATCGGCTCGAATCCGCTATCGGCGCCGGCCTGCGACTTGCTCTCGATGTACCGCTGATACTCTGTCATGCTTTGCTCCCGAACACCCGCGCGATCTCGGCCTGCAGCTCGTCGTCCGACAGCGGCTCCAGGTGCAGCGGCATAGGCTCGGTCGGGGCGCTCTCCCACAGCCCGAACTCGTCGAACAGCGAGCGCATGGCGTCCTGCTCTGGCAGTTCGAGCGCCTCGCCGACAGGGATGTGCTTGAGGCCCATCATTGCGCCGCCCAGTGCCACAGCGCCGCAGCCATGAAGATGCCGATGGCGACGGCGACGACGATGCCGGCCGCGGTGTCGTAGCGGCTGCTGCGGCGGTGCCACTCGACGGCGGCGTAGTCGGCCGGGTTCCAGCAACGGTCCCAGGTGCGGCCGGCGATCGCGGCGCGGTGTGCGGGCAGGCGGTTCATCACGCGGCCTCCTGCATCGGCACGGCGGCGTCCAGTTCATCCGCAGCGGCGAGCAGCCCACGCGCCAGATCGCGGTAGTCGGCGTCGGCGCTGGCGATGCGGCGCAGATCGCGGGAGAGGTCGGAGACTGCGGACACTGATCACCTCCTGCTCGACCCGGCGCCCGGTGGGCTGCTGCGGTGTCGATGGAGTGCACCTTAGCAAATGTTTGCTAGTGACGCAAGCATAATTTTGCTACGGAAGCAAAAAAGATCAGTGCGAGCCGGACTGACGCGCGCACATTGCTTCGATCGCGGCAGATATTCGCTGGATGCCCGCCCGCCTTCGGATCGTGGACTGTCTACTGCTTGCCAGAATAGCAAATCATTGCTAAGGTACGCAGCATGACAACCGACCTCGATGCCGAAGTCAGACGCCAGCTTGAGGAACGGCGCGGTAGCTGGCCGACGCTGGCGCTGGCGGCTGGCGTCAGCCATTCGTGGATCTCCCAGTTCGTTCGCAACCGCATCCCGAATCCTGGCTACGCCACCCTCAAGCGGCTGCATGCCGTGATGAACGAACAACCGCACCAGGCCGAGGCCGCATGAAACTGATCTGCCAGCGATGCGGCGTAGACACTGTGCGATGTGGCGGGATGGCTAAGTATTGCCTTCCATGCGCTGCTAAAGCCGCTCGGATTCGCATCGCTGCGCCGGGCCGCGTGCGTCATGGCGCATTCAAGCCGAAAGTTGACGCCGATGGTCGGCGCATATGCCTCGATTGTGCGAGCGTTCTTCCGGCGCCAAGGCGGAAGGGCGGACTTCCATTGCGCTGCGAAAGTTGCGCACGGACCCGCTACTTGGCGAATGCTCATGCCAGG